GTATCTTCATCAAAAGAACCAGACACTGAGAAACCAGAAGGAAGAGAAGTAAACGCACCAGTAAATGCTGTATAAACATCGTCATTAATTCTCAACTTAAATGCTTTTTCAAGCGCATCAATCAATTCATTGAAATCCACTCTACCAGCAAGTAGGCGAGAAAGATGTTCATATATTTTAATTCCTTTCCAACTTGTAGGAATTGATACATTAGTACCAACGTCCAAACGCTGTCTCCTTAAAGAAGTAGTCCCATCAGCAATTTCAGATACCGCCAACATGGTACGATCTGGAATATAAAAACTATTCTGATCGCCAAGAGCACGGTTCTTATACTCTACAAACTGATGGAAGAAGCTGTCTTCGGGAAGCCCTTCAAGAACCGTTTGCTGAAGAATATCTTCAATAATTTCAAACATTTCTGCTCCATTTTTACGAAGACTTCTATAGTCAATCTTAGTAGAACCACCGTTCAATTCAATAAATGCTTCTCTTAAAACTTCTAAACTGTCGGTCTTAGAGAAATTGCCCTTGATTTTATTCTTATATGTATCAACGGCAAGTTTTACAATTTCATTTTTATTTGCCATAGTTATAATTCCTCCTTTTTAATTTAATTCATTAATTAGCGTACTTTAACCATTTGAATTACATTTAAATACTTTGCTCCATTATAAACTTCACGTGCAATGATTTTACCACGGAAAACTTCTGTATTAAGAGAAGCACCAGCTATTTCCTGCCATTTTGTGCCAGCGGTAGAAGGTGTTACATAATTCCCAACTTCAGGTGTATCTTTGCCATTAATTTGAGTGATACAAGCATCACTTACACTGATAATATCTCCTACTTCAAGTGGAACTAATGTAATATTAGCCCCTGCTTCATTTCTAAACTGATTTAACGCACCATTAGATTTCAAAGATTCATCATATATAATCTCAGGGGTTGCGACCACATAAAGATCGCTTGCAGTTATCCCTCCCGGAGCAACAACTTTCCATAACTCACGTTTACCATTAATCAAACTGTCCAATTTAACAAGATTACCATTTTCAATAGCAGTAGCAGTAGTATTTACATAGTAACGACCAGATAAAATATTGCCGGACTTGGTGGCTTTCACTAAGTCTGTGCGGATTACACCGTAATTTGCCATAATAAAATTCCTCCTTTTAATTTAAATATTATTCATCATCTTTCTTCGATTTTCCATATTTATCGAAGAGATCCCCATAGCAAGAATCGCTCTTATTGTCTTTCTTGCTAAAATTCACTCCCACTTTAATAGTGGTATTTTCTTCTTGCTTTTTACTAAATTTACCATCAACCTTTAAAGCAATATAAGCAATTTCTTTTTCAAGTTGTTCAAGTGTAAAGTTAGAAGCATTTTCTTTTAATTTCTTAAATTCTTCATTATCTTCAAGATGTGGGAACTGAGAATATAATTCTTTTTCTGCTTCATTACGTTGTTCTGTTTCAATAGTTTGTTTGAAACTACGAAGATCATTAACTTCCGATTCAAGAGTTGAGTAATTACCTTTTAATTGTTCAAGAGCATCTTTTTCTTCTTTTGTTAATCTGACTTGAAAAAGTTCAATTCTTTCACCTTCAAAAGAAACATTATCACCGTCTTGAATATAGCTTTGACGATATATTTTTGTCCCATCCCAATTCATATACTCAAAACGGTCATTATAAACTTGGTCTATAAAATACCATTCATTATCTTCTACTTCTATAGGAGACAATAATTGATAAAGCGCATATCTTATATCTGAATGGGAAAGTTCAAAACTCTTTATAAATTTTTCTGGCTCACGGTTTTCTTCATTATTTTCTTCAAAATTTTCAGCAGAATTATTATCAGAATTAGCATTATCATCTTTAGAGCTATTTGCATCATCATTATTAGATGTAAATTCTTTTAATTTATTTTCTAATTCTTCTAAACTTAATTCTTCAATTGAAAAATCTAATGATTCAACAGTTAAACCATATTTTTCAATAAGTTCTTGTTTTTCATTCACCTTCTTGCTACCTCCTTCTTTTTGTTTTATATTATAAGACTCAAGAGTGTCTTTTAACTCCTGCATCATAATAATAAACTTATCTTTATTTTGTTCTTCAGAAAATGTTCCAGTAGTAGCTAAAGCATTTTCCATACCAGTGCCATAATTTTTATTTAAAAATGTAATTCCTGTATATCTATAATCTGTAATATTATAAACTTTTTGTTTTGCGTCATATGAATATCCGTCAACAAGTATTTCCATGCTCAATTTAATGTCATTATCACGTTCAATAATATCTTGACTTCTATTACTATAACCCTTCCAAATATAAGCATCACAAAATACATAATTCTTATTGTTGAATTTATCAATAGAATAATTACATGATTCAGGAACAACACCAATGGGAGTTTCTTTATAAGTTAACTGATACTCACCATCTTCTGTTTCAGTGATTTCCATGTCATGTCCACCAAATTGATACTCGCCATTTTCATCTACTATTATATTAGCAAGGATAGGAATATTTTTTATAGAATCTTTCGCTTTTTCTATATCTGACAATTCAAAATTACTTTTATTTGGATTTATTCCGTCATGCTGAACTCGCAATCTCATTTTAATAAATTTCTCTGAATCAAAACTATTATCTACTTCATATGTAGTAGCAAGTGATAAATGTTGTAATTCTTGAACCTTACCCAATATTTCTCACCGCCTTTCTTTATAAAAATAATTGATTACTTAAAATAAATTGCTTTTTATCTATTTTGTTAAAACTAAAAGTTAATTTAGAATTATTTTCAAAAATAGATATATTATTAAATTCTGATATTAGATTAAATCCTGATTGAAGCAATTTATTTTTTAAGTCATTATTAAAACAATGAATAAATTTTATTTTAATCACCTACTTTAAATTATATATTTAATTTATTAATTAATATTTCTTTAATATTATCAAAATCCCAATACCATATTTCTAAAAGATCTATATCATTTTGTTTTGCATATTCACGCTTACGTTTATCATGTTCTTGTTGTCGGGCAAACTTTAATTCCATATATTTTGTTCCATTCCCATTATCATTATCATGAAACTGTCCTTGAAACTCAATAAGTAAATTATAATTAGGTAAATAAAAATCATAAGATAAATTACCATTTTTAAGTCCAACAAGTTCATTAAACTCTTTTTGCGGGATAAAATATAAATAATTTAACTTATCTTTTATATTCAATTTATTATAATCTTCTTGAGTTATTTTAATAAAATCTTTTTGAAACAGAATTTCTTCTATTCTTTTTTCTCCTTTTGAATATTGACAATAAGGACATCTAAAATCTCTAATTACAGAACTATGTATACTTCTTAAAAAATCTTCATGTTTGTTATTGTTACATTTCCAATACCCCTGTTTACTACTTCCATACGTATAGTCATACGGTGTTTTATTATTTTTATCAGACCAATAATTAAATGAATTAGGATATATATATCCCAATGAATCCCTAACATTAACTTTCTTACCAGAACAATAAGAACATCTTTTGCCTTCGATAAAAGAAGAACATGCAATATAATAACTATCATGATAATCTTTTTTCTGGCATTTTATAAAAACTTTTTTATCAGAACAATATGTAATTTCAAACGGACTAATTGTATTTTTTTCATAATCCCAATACTTTTCAAGAAAATCTTCACCTAAATTATCAATTCCCCATTGAGCAAATGAGTTATTCTTATTAATAAAAGTTTTTATCCTTTTTTCTGAAGCAAATAAACGAGATATACATGTTTTGCAATAATATTTTTCATATTTTTTCAGTGTACTAATATAATCTCTATACTCAATATTCCCGATATATGGATTTTTGCATGAATCACAATCACATTTTACATTGACCTTTGCATGACTTCCTTTTGTTAAATCTTCAACATTTACAAGAAATGGATCATATATATTGGTAAACAAATATCCCTTGTTAACATAATATGTTTTAATCCTATTAGTCCAAATTAAAAGTGCTTGATTTGATAACAACATAAAAACACACTCTCCTTAAATTATTAACATTATTTAAATTAAAAAAGTCAGATTATTAAATCTGAATCTTGTTTTCGTTTAGTTAAATATTCTTTTATTCTATTGGTTCTTAAAAATAACCAATAGAATCTTTTAGTTTCTGGATGCAAATTTTTTGCTATATACCTTTCTCCTATATCTAATAATTCTTTTTTAAGTTTAGGACTATAACAATAAAAAATATCATTCAAATTAAACACTCCTTTAAATTAATAATCTCTATTTTCCTTGTCATTATCTCCACGTTCTCTTGTAGTCTGACCTTCAGGACTTAATTCATCGTCATCAATTTCTTCCCTACCAGCACCATTATCACCAGTTTGATATGTAGATTGTAGCGGCTTAAATCTATCAGTTATTTTAAGAACGTCATTTTCCAAATATAACATGTGTATTACAGAAGCAGGAGTCATACCCAAAGCTGCACAATATCTTAATTTATTAGGAGCACCTAAAGTAGCAGATTCCTTTAAATAAGCAATTACATCTTTACGATTGTGTTCAGAAATATTTAAGATTTCAATTTTAAAATAAATAATCTTACAAAAATCTTTAAGTTTTCTATTTAACCATCTTTCATATTGACGAACAATAGCAAAAGCTACATCTTCATCAGTTCTTATTCCGGCTGATAATGCTGCTCCTGCTGCTGAATTATTAGAGAATAATAATTGACTTACACCTGCTTCACTAAATAATTGTGCTTCTGCCGATGTCACATTATCTCTCTCTCTATCTTGCCTTTCTAATTTCACACTTGATATTTCTTCAAACGGGGAAAGAATTGAACCAATTTGGTCTGGAAGCTCTCCAGACATCATTTGAAAATATTCTAAAGCCTTGTCCAACGTCAATGCAAAATTATTTGCCGTATCCTTATTATTTAAATAAGGTATCTTAGCAACAAGAATAAGATAATTTTCTAATTCAATCCTTGATTTTTGTAGCATTTTTATGTCTTCTAAATCATAAAGACAAGGAAACAAACACACCATAGGGGGAATAGGATAATCTGTTTCACATATTTTAATACATAAAGTGTGTTTTGAATCAAGTTCCTGCCATTTAAAATTCTTTGTATCAGTTTTATATAAATTATATTTTTCAACAAATTCTCCCCCGAAAGTTTCTAATTTTTCAGGATATTTATTAAAATATGAAAAATCAAAACTGAAATTATAGCAACCATCTTCAATTGCGTTAATTTGGCAATAATCAGGATCTAATTCATTTAAAAAATATGATACATTAGTTTTGTATTCATAAAAATAAGCTACATCATCAATCCATGCACGAATATTTACTTTTTGAAATTCTTGTTTAATATTCATATTTTCAAGAAAATTACAAGTTTCAAGATATTTTTTTTCCACAACATCAGGTTTTAATGCAGAAAAATCAGACACCCCTTTTAATTCAATTACATAATCAAAAGTTGGCATGTATGCAAAATATTTTAATAGCCTTTTGTAATGACTACTTGAATTATATAAAAACCTTGAAAGATTACGAAGTTGTTTTTCATATCTAGCAGGTGATGATATCCATTTTAAAACATCATCCTTTTTAAAACTTTTTGAAAATGTATATAATGAATCTTTATTATTATTCAGATCTTTATATATATATTTGGCTAATTTACTAAAGTTTTGCAATAATTTTTGAAATACAACATCATCTCTATCTAAAGGTTTTTGAAGAATTATTTCTGATTGAGGTTGCTGAACTTCTGTTTTAACTGTTTTTGTTTTAGATGTTTTTGGCAATAAGATCACCTACCTTTCTATTTAAAATTAATTTAATTTTTAATATTTGTTTATAATTTGCGAATTTTTGGTTTGCGGAATTGGAAAAGTTTGTTGATGTCTATTTCTTCATCTTTAGGTTTAATAAAATCTTTTTCTAAAAGCGAAGCAACATAGTTTCCATAGCTGCAACTTGTGTACCTATCTTTTCTAGCAGAACCAACAGTTTCAAGTTTAATATTCCCACTAACAACTGAAAATTCAAGCATTATTGATTCGTTAATCAATAATCCAGTTTCAATATACGGCATAATATACCATGAACGCAAATCTACATTATTTATATTTGCATATTCCTTATTGGTTTTTGTTAAATACCCATCAGCATCGTTATCATCAATCAGAAAACTAATTTTACCTCGCTGAAGTTTATCTCTAAAATCTACAGCTATTTCACTATTTAATTTTGCTGAAGCCATAATTGGATAGATAACTGGTTTTGCTTTTAACCCTAATGTTTTTTCTTTTAATTCGTCTATTAAAGATTTATCTAAAGACTTATGCTCAAATACTGTTAATGCATCATATTCAACGCCACGTTCATCGTCTTTAGTGACAACTGCCAATTGTTCAAAAACGCTTCAATTTGTTATCCATAAGGCTTTTTATCCTTATGTTCTTATGGTTTTTATTCCCATAAGTTCGGCATATATTTTCATCATGTTTGAATAAATTCTAATAAATCTTCTCTATTTGCTGTTGTCTTACCATATTTGCTATGAAATTTTCTATGACAATCTTTACATAGTGTAATTCCATTGCTAATATCATATCTTAATTCATTATTTTCTTTCCAAGATAAAATATGATGTGCTTCTAACCTATTTGAATTTTCATGGCATTTACAACAAGTGTAATTATCTTGTTTAAATATTTTTCTTCGCCATTCCCTATATTCTAATGTTAGTCTTTCAGTCCTTTTAGTTCTTATGCCGCCTTTCCAAACAGGACTTTTTTCTCTAGCAAACATTAGTCTATATTTATCTGTTTTCATCGGATGAGTTGTCTTATATCTCTTTAAACAAGTTAATATTTTTTTATCCTTACACTCTTGAGTTTGTGTATAGCTTTCCACTCCATACTGCTCTAAATTAACTTGTTTAATTTTATCTTTTATTTCTTCACTTTGAAATACATTTTCTACACCATACCTATTCAAATTGGTTTGCTTGATTTTATCCTTGAATTCATCAAGATACATTATATTGTCAACATCATACTTTTCTAAAATAGTTTCTTTTGCTTTTTTGGGCGTACAAATTAGACAACAATCCTTATGATTCGGGTTATCTTTAATAAACTTTGTTCTATGTAACCACATTACTTGATAAATTTTATTACAATAATCACATTGAACATCTACATAAACCATACTGTTGTCTTTTAAATCAAATACATTAACCACTATCGTATCGCCCATTGTTGTATAAAGATAACCTTTTTCTTCATAATGCTTTTTAGTCCTACTATTCCATTTAGTTTCTACTTTTTCTGAAATCAGCAAATAAAAACACCTCCTTAAAAAAGAAGATGTTATAGAATTTATTCAAATTTAGATGTTGCGGACTCTTGGGTGAATTATTGTTTCCTCATCACCTATGCTCTGCCCCTGATTATACCTTTTAAATTATAATCTTCGGTTCGGGTTGGCATTTCAGCTTTCCCGCTTAATTCCGCAATTTGTAACTCCATAATTTCTTATAGAGAGGACAACTTTTTATCCCCGCTTGCTGTAAGTCTAATACTATATAATCTGCTTCAAAATCATGATAAATTTGTTTAATTCGCAAAGCTTGTTTCCCTGTATGTTCCCCTTGATGACTTTCAATATAAACGAACTCTCTTAAATATCCTTTTGCAGTAGGAATTAAACGAATACATGATATAATTGTATTATCATTTGCATTTCCTTTTCTTGTAGCAATATCAACAGATACAAGTCTAATCTCGCCATCAACTCTTTTAATGTCTAATGGGTTTTTCTTTTTATCTAAATTATCATTTCTTAATGGATAAAAAGCTTTCTTTAAATTTCTATTTTTTTTAAACATATCCAATTTAAAATAAGCATTACTATTTTCACCCCAAGGAATATTTTCATATTCTTCAAGGAATGTTATTTCGTCCATTGTTGATCGGTCTTTTGCGATTGCTTTTTTAGTTTTAATATTATGTTTGATTGCGATAAGATAATCAAAAGCAATAAAACCAGCATCCTTGTCATTAAGCATCATTTTAATTGTATCTATTGTTTCTTTATACCACCACAATCCTTTATGATATGCTGAAGATATAAGGATTTGTCTTGGCTCTTCTACTAAACATGGAATATTTGAATATTTTGGATTTTTTAAATAAGGAGTTTGTCTGGCATAAGCAAAAGGTTTTACAATGCTATCAAACTTTTTTTTATCCATTATACGGAATTCTTCCCCAATTGTGAAAGTCGATCTCTCGCCTCTTCCAGACTCTTGACAAGCTACAACTTTAATTGTCGTACCATTATGTAAAACGCAAATGCAATTATTTTGTGTATCTGAAAACTTCATTATTTCTCTTGCTATATTTGGATGATCATCTTTTAACCTCGCCATCTTTCCAAATATAATAGCTGCTTGTTTCATAGAATTTGCTACAATTACAATTTCACTATTTGGGTATAGAGTTCCTCTTGCATAAGCTAATAAAGCAATTAACCATGACTTAGCTGAAGCCCTACTTGCAATTGTTACAAAGTTTTCACAAATACTCATAAAATAAATCCATATTACTTGATACCAATATAAATCTACTTTAAAATAATGTTGGATAAATCTATGTATATTTCTACGATAAAATGTAACCCAATCAATAATATTCTCTTTCCATTGTTCACTATGTTCTTTTTCTTTTATCATCGATTTTGGAGCTTTAAACTGATTTGAATTTCCTGCATATTTACTGAAATTATTTTCATACCGCTTATATGATCCCATTAGAATCACCTTCACTATCATTTTCAGTTTCAATTTCAACACTATCCAAATCAGCGTCAATATTGTCATCAACTACAAAATTTCTTAATCCCGTAAAGAAATTTTCTATGGGTCTAACAATATAATTTTTTATATAAGGGATAAAACCATCCATATCTTTATACTTTTCTTGCTGTTCATACCACTCGGCAGGTCTAAATTGTTCTATTTCCTTTACCCAAAGTCCAAAAGCATCGTGTGATTTCCCCGCACTTGCTTGATTTGCCTTGCTCGGATCAACACTACAAGTTTTCATTAAATCTTGTAATTCTTTTTGTAAATTGCCAACAGAGTTCTTTTGTTCTCTTGCTTTTCTAATCTCAAGAACCTTAATACAAATTTCTTTTAAAAGAGTAATTTCTGCTTGATTATCACATTTATGAGTTTTCTTCCAATTTGATAATTCTGATTCTAAAAATATATAATCATCAATATCAAAACCTTTTCCCCAAAAAAGAATCAAATCTTCATCATTAATAATTTCGTCTATACCTTCTACTTCACCGAATACTTCATCTGCATCACTGTTAATCCATGTTAAACCTTGGTATTGCCTCATAACTACATTTTTCATATATAAAGCACATACTCGTTCCCCATATTTATTAATAGCTTCTTCTCTATTAATAACTTCATTATTTTTTTGAAAATCTTTTACAACTTCTTCAATAGCTCCGTCTAAACAAGCTTTTATAAATGGCTTATCAATAAAACGCAGCACATCTTTTAATTTATTAATATTTAATTTTAATCCCTCAAGACTAAATAATTTAATACATTCTTTACATAAATGAGTTACTCCATTTTCTTTATTATGATAAGGTGAATACGATTTATAAAAATCTCGTTGTATAGTAGCTTTTGTGGCTGTCTTACCACAATAAGTACAAATGTGTATAATATCGGCAGTTTTAGCCACAAAATTCATCTCCTTTAATTCAATATTTTTGCACATAGAAAAACCGCCTTGTTATTCACAAAGCGGCTTTCGCTATATCCAAAACACAAAATAAATTCCTATAAAATTCTTAATTTATTGGATTATTCAATCCATTTGTTAGAATATCTAACTTGACGTAAACCTAACGCCATCTATTTAGTTTTATCCTAAACTACTTTTTCTTTCTATCATCAAAATCATCTTCTTCGCTATCATCATCCACAAATTCTTCTTCCTGTTCATCCATTTTAAACCCAATAGCATGTGTCATTCCTTTATCTTGACCATCCTTACAATAGTCATTCACATTTTTGCTTGTAACCGCTATATCAGATTGAATCAAATTAATTTTCTTTGATATTACATTCGTGAACCACTCAAGAAGAATATCTAAAAATGGAACAACCCATTTTACAAAAGCAATTCCCAATAAAAATAACCATAAATTTTCCATAGGTGGAATACCACCTTTCTAATTAAATTTAATTAATCTTCACCACCATATTTTTCTTCAAATGTATCATCCATAATACTATTAGCAATATCAACAGATAGATTTGAGATATTCAACAAAGCCTGTATATGCCCATCTTTAAAAGCAGTTTCATATAATTCACTTAAAATATCTTCCAAACATTCTTCAAGATATTCCAAACTAAGATTTTGACTACCAACAATATTAATTAAATCAAGAATGCTATATTTTGCATCACAAGTGGGACATACACAATCTTCTTCTGTATCATCTGGATAATCTTCATCGTCCAAATCATCAATATCTAATTTAGGAAATTCTTTTTGTTTTGCAGAATGGGGAAGAGGTTTACTGGTATTACTGTTATCATAATCCGGTTTCAAAGTATTGTAAGTTTTTTGATCAACTTCTTTCTTATTGATATAATATTTTAAGATTTTTTCACCATTAATTATTTCTTCCCTGATTTCAAAATGTAAATTTTGAATCATATATTTAAATCCTCATTTAT